CCTTTTCCGTCTACTATGAAAAGCGGTCAGCCGAAAACCTGGCCGCCAGAAAGGCGGTGGCCACATGATCGTCAACGGAAAGGAAATCGCCAGAATATTTCCACGAAGAACAAAGGCAACACCCGACTAAGTAAGGGGGAAGTAACACTTGGGCAAGTACGATGAAATGAAAGCTTATCTTCGAAGAGCGCGGACGCTGGACATCCGCATCACCGCGCTGAAGGAGACGCGTGACAGGCTGTGGAAGATGGCGTTATCTGCGTCCGCGCCAACGTACGGAACGTGGACACCGCGCGGCTCGGAGATATCGAACCCGACGGAGTCGCGATATCTCCGCGTCGCAGCATTGGATGACCGCATCAACGCGGAGATAGATAAGCTCGTTGATACGAAGGTCGAGATACTTGACGCGATAGCGAAAGTTAACGATGATACGCTGCAGACGCTGCTCACACTCTACTACATCGAATGCGTGCCAACGTGGGAGGACGTGGCGGATCGTATGCACTACAGCCACGCACATGTAACGAAGACCCTGCACCCTGCTGCGTTATGCGCTATATCGTGCGTGCTGAAAAACATCCTATAAAATCCTAACTTGACTTATGATATAATGCTAGTGTGGAAGCTTGCGAATACGTGCGGGCTTTCGCGTGGGCGGGATTAACGCTGCAATTATATGCGATGGGTGGGTGCGCGCAGCGTTCATCGTATACGGTTCATCTCAGCGGCAAGGGGGACGGATTCGATGAGAAAGACGGATCCGTTCTATTTAACCAGGGCGTGGCGCAAACTGCGCAAAGAAGTGCTGGAGGGCGACCGCTACGAGTGCCAGCTGTGTAAAGCGCGGGGATACTACAGACGCGCGACGCATGTACACCATGTGCTGCACTACGATAAGTATCCGCAGTATGGGCTTGTAAAGGTTGTCAATGGCAAGCGGAACCTGATATCGCTGTGCTTCGAATGCCATGCGGAGATACACAAATATGGCACGGGCGCGAAAAAAGAGCCCCTGACAGAAGAACGGTGGTAGCGCAAACGCGATATGTGTGGCACGGGGAGAGTTCGTCAAAAGAATAACGAACCCCCGTCGAAAAAAAACGCAAATTAATCGCGATGGCGTATACTCGGTTGGGTGCTAGACAACGCAGATAATTCGTAAACATGAGATTTTTTGGAAAGGGGGCGATGCGAATGAACATGCCGAGCGAAATGAAAATGGTTAAAATCGACGAGCTGGTGCCATATGCACGCAACGCCAGAACGCATAGTGAAGAGCAGATAAGGCAAATACAGGCCAGCATAAGGGAATTCGGATTCGTGAATCCGGTCATTATAGATGACGATTACAACATCATAGCAGGGCATGGGCGTGTCGCCGCTGCGCGTGCGGAAGGCATGCAAGAAGTCCCGTGCGTATTCGTCGGACACCTCACGGAAACACAGAAGCGAGCATATATACTGGCGGACAACAAGCTGGCGCTTAACGCCGGGTGGGACCCAGAACTTTTGAAAATTGAAATTGACGAGCTGCGCTCGCTCGACTTTGATATAGAATTGACCGGATTTGAGCTTGAGGAAATTGAAAACATTTTTGAATCCGAAGAGCCGGAAGATTCCACAGAGGACGAATACGAAGTTAACGTCCCGGAAGAACCTAAAACAAAATTAGGAGATATTTACCAACTTGGGCGGCACCGTTTGATGTGCGGAGATAGCACGGACAAAGCAACGGTTGAAAAACTGATGAACGGCGTTAAAGCTGATATGGTATTTACGGATCCACCTTATGGAATGTGTGCAGTATCAAAAAGTGGTGTTTTATCTAAAACATATAAAACTGATATTATGAATGATGATACAAATGATGTAGCAATAAATAGTTATATATTAGTAAATGAATTGTTTAATAATGTAAAACAAGTGTGGTGGGGAGCAAATTATTATACCGAATGTTTGCCAAGTGCTGAATGCTGGATAGTATGGGATAAAAATAATGGTGGTTCAGACCAAACAGACTGTGAACTTGCATGGACTAATTTTAGAAGTGTTGTAAGGCAATTTACAATGGCAAGTGAAAAAATAAATAGAGTACACCCAACACAAAAACCAGTAAAATTAATTGCTGATATATTTTATAAATTTGATAAAGATAAATCATTTAATAATGTATTAGATTTATTCGGTGGCAGTGGTTCAACATTAATAGCCTGCGAGCAGCTAAACCGCACCTGCTACATGATGGAACTCGACCCGAAATACTGCGACGTAATAATCGACCGTTGGGAAACATTCACGGGAGAAAATGCGGTGTTGTTAAAGACCTGAAATGGAGGTGAAAACAAATGGCAAAGATTGACCTAAACGCGCAGGCAACAAAGATACTAGAAGCAGCACAAAAGAGCGGCGTTGAGCAGAATTATCTATTCGTGACAACGTTCAAGCGCTATCAAGTGCAACTTAAAATACTGAACGACCTTGAACATGAACTCAACGGCACGGGACTATTAATCACAAAAGAATATGTCAAGGGGCGGCAAAACCTCTACGCCAGCCCGGTTGTAACTCAGTACAACAAGACTGCGGACAGCGCAAATAGAACGGCGGCGACTCTGATGAAGATAGTCACGTCCTTGAAGGATGTGAGTATGGATGAGCCCTCGTACGACGACGACGACATCGACTTATAAAGACTGCCCTGAGGTTTTCGAATGGATTAGCATGGTGGAGTCCGACGAGATAGTATCTTGCGAAGATCAGAAGCTGCTGGTAGCGTATGTAAAAAGATGCTTCGACGCGGAAGACATATATATTAACACAGCATTAGCCGGTAAGTACCTCGGGCTTGTGAAATACTTCCCGTTTGAGATACTGTTCCCGTGGGAGAAGTTTTGTCTTGTTCTTCACCTCTGTACATTCTGGCGCGACACAGGACGCCCGCGCTGGCCTGATCTCTTTCTCCTGATTGGGCGCGGCGCGGGCAAAGATGGTTACATCGCGTTTGAGTCTCTGTGTCTGATATCGCCGTATAGCGGCTTGCCACAGTACGACATTGACATATGCGCGACGGCAGAAGACGTTGCAATGCGGCCGGTCAACGACCTGCTCGGAGTCCTGGAAGATGCGCGCTACAACAAAAAGCTTAAAAAGTATTTCTACTGGACAAAAGAGAAGATCGTTGGGCTAAAATTCCTCGGCACTATCAAAGGCAGGACAAATAATCCGAAGTCTAAAGATGGAATGCGGTCGGGCATGGTTGTGTTCAATGAGATGCATCAGTATGAGAATTACCGAAACATCAAGGTGTTTATTACCGCCCTCGGAAAGAAAATGCATCCTCGCCGCTTGTATGCAACGTCAAACGGCGATGTGCGCGACGGACCGCTTGACGACATGCTTGCGCGTTCTGAGCAAATATTGCGCGGCGATATCGGAGACAACGGACTGCTACCGTTTATATGTCGTTTGGATAGCAAGGACGAGGCGGACGATCCTGCAATGTGGGTAAAAGCGAATCCGTCATTGCCGTATCTGCCAGACTTGCGCGAGACGATCGCGAAAGAGTACATCGATTGGAAGGCAAACCCAGTAGCGAACACTGACTTCATGACAAAACGCATGGGGCGTCCGCAGTCGGACACGGAGATTGCGGTAACTTCGTGGGACAACATCATAGCAACGAATCGCGAACTGCCCGACCTGACGGGATGGGAGTGCGTCGCAGGGATTGACTACGCGTCGGTGTCGGACTTTGCGAGCGTGTGCTTGCACTTTCGGCGTGGAGACGAGCGGTACGACATAAGCCATTCGTGGCTGTGCTTGCAGTCTAAAGACTTGCACCGGCTAACCGTGCCGTGGCGCGATTGGGCGGAGATGGGATACCTCACGCTGGTAGACGATGTGGAGATACACCCTGACGTGCCGTGCGAGTGGCTGTTCGCGCAGGCGCAGAAGTACCAGATTTTAGGAGTGGCGCTGGATAATTTCCGCTATGCGCTGTTTTCGAAGTCGCTAAAGGCGATTGGGTTCGACGCGCAGGAATATAAAAATGTTAAGCTCGTGCGCCCGTCAGACATAATGAAGGTTCAGCCTGTGATTGAGAGCGCGTTCAATAATCGGAATTTTGTCTGGGGAGAGCAGCCGGTGTTACGATGGGCGACGAATAACGCGAAGCTGTTGCGGAATACATCGGGGAATATGTACTACGGGAAAATAGAACCGAAGTCGAGAAAGACAGACCCATTTATGGCACTAGTCGCTGCTATGACGATTGAGGACCAGCTAACGTCGGAAACGTCGTCGTTTGAGGACATTCCGGTGATTATTGGGTAACACAAGGGAGGTGATACATTGACGTTTATTGACTGGCTGCGCACAAAATTCAGCGGCGGCGCCGTTCCGCTGTCCGGCGCAGAGCTGCACGCATACGCGGACGAATACGCCGCGCTTTCCGGGGACGTGTAC